CTATGGGATGCATACATAGCCTAATGCGAGACCGAAAGTGTGAACGCAGTATGCCTTAAAGCACTATGATTTAAGTAAGTAGCACACGAATCAAACATTATGTGCGATAGTTTGATGCCAATAGCGAAGTCCGAGAAGATTAGCATGGTATGGTGTCTATCTTATGTGTAAACGTAGGATGTTAGACCTATGCCATAACTCAATCCTCAAAGAATAGCATGGATTAAGGGTCTTAAATAATAAAACTGGAGAAAAATATGGATGATGAATATGCCTTTGAAGGTGTTGTCATAAGGCTTAAACAAAAAGACTATGACAAGTGGCTCAAAAACTTCAAGAATATACCCAACTTAGATGCAGTCCTTATGTCAAGGGATGTGTGGCTTTCAGAAGAAGCTGACGATAAGCAAAGAAAAAAATGGTTTATGTCTACTGTAAACTACCTTGTCAATGTGGATGCAAGATTCAAAGACAAGAACAAGAAAGACGAGCAAGGACGTAGGCTTGATGAAGATGGGAAACATATATTTAAGAGGATGCCATGAACGATATACCTTTAACTAAAACAATAGACCAACAACTGAACGACAAACAAATATTTCTAAGACACTATGATATAGGGCAACAAAAAACTACCTGTCCTGAATGTTCACATCAAAGAAAAAACAAACGAGACCTTTGCTTATCGATAAATATTAATGAGCAAGGTGCAAGATGGCGATGCCATCATTGCTTGTGGGAAGGTAATGCTTGGAAAGAATCATTAAAAAGACCACCTCAAATAAGAAAGGTTGCGCCCAAAAAGCCGGCAATCATACCCAATACCAAGAGCATAAGGGGTACGTGGGCAGAGAGTTTCTTTAATGAGCGTGGGATTACTACAGAATTTGCAGAGAATTTAGGAGTGGGGATAGTCTCTCACTTTGTTAATAACAAACGCCAAGACTGCATAGCTTTTGTATATAAGAATCAAGAAGGAGTGCCTGTAAACATTAAGTTTCGTACACCTGATAAACACTACGCACAACTGCCTGACTGTGAGCGCATCCCTTATGGCATTGATTGTTTAAACGACTCAACGGACACGATCCTTGTGTGCGAAGGCGAGATGGACATGATAACTTGGAAGCTTATAACAGAAAATGTTATATCAATACCTGATGGAGCGAGCGACAGGAAGATGGATTGGTTAAGCACGTTTGACTTTAGCAAGTATAAAACAATTTACCTTGCATTAGATAATGATGATGCCGGCATCCAATGCAGAGAAGAATTAGCTAGAAGGATTGGCAGAGAAAGATGTTTCATCATAGCTTATCCTGATGGGTGCAAGGATGCCAATGAAATACTGTGTAAACTTGACAGAAAAGATTTAAAACAAAGCTTCTTTACTGCCGAGCCTTATCCTATAAAGTCTTTGTATACTGCCAATGGATTTATGGAAGAAGGTTTGCAACTTTTTAGAGGGGGATTGCGCAAAGGATTGTCTACAGGTATAGAAGGATTAGATAAAATCTTTTTAGTTAGACCATCAGAGGTGACTATATGTAGTGGTGTGCCTAACTGTGGTAAGTCAGAGTTCATTGATGCGATAGCCATAAACATGTCACGTATGCATGATTACAAGTGGGCAATCTGTAGTTTTGAAAACCCTGTATCAGAGCATTTAAACAAACTTGCAGAGAAGTATGTAGGTAAACCTACAAGGGATGGGTTGACTCCGAAGATGGACGAAGAAGAATTGCTAGATGCTTACGATTGGTTGGCACAACATTTCTTTTTCATTAGGTCAGAGGATGAATCACCCACGATTGATTGGTGTCTTGAAGCTTCTATTAGTTCTGTTCTTAGGTATGGGGTTAATGCAATTATCCTTGACCCATATAATGAGTTCGATCATCAACGCCCATCAGGCATGACAGAGACAGAGTACGTTAGTCAGATGATGAGCAAGATAAAACGTTTCTCGCAGACTTATGGTGTGCATGTGTTTTTCGTAGCGCATCCGGCTAAGATGAGAAGGTCTGCTGATGGTGAGTTCCCCTTAGTAGAGCCTTATGACATAGCCGGTAGTGCAAACTTTGCTAACAAAGCCGATGTGATATTGATAGTTGAAAGAGACTTCTCACAGGGGAGTAGGGATGTACGAATACATACCAAGAAGATGAGGTTTAAACAGTCAGGAAGCTTGGGAAGCGTAGACTTAGAGTACGACCCTGTAAGTGGAAGATACTCTAAAGCCTTTGGCTACCCTACGATTTAGCTTTTTTTCTAACTACTTTAGGTTTTGATTTTTTAGTTGGTGCTTTGCCACCGACCCATGCTTCGTTTACATCAGGTGTAGACAGATCATCAGCTACATATCTACCCTTGATAGTGCGTGTACGCACAGGCTTTGATTCAGCTTTAGCTTTAGCTTTAGGCTTTGGCTCTGCCTTTGGCTTTTCATCAACAACCTCTGCTTTAGGCACAGGTTTTGCAATTATCCAAAAGTGAAACCACTTTTTAAATTTATTAAACATCATAGTTTTGCTCCTTTTTATTAATATAATCTTCTATTAAAATCATTCTCTCGTATTCATACGAGTTCTTCTCTACTTCATCATCTAGCATAGCATCTTCTTGTTCATCCCACATTCTGAATAGTTTGTATACGTATTGTCTTGATACCCCTACTTCTTTTGCAATAGAGTTACCATTCATGCCTTGTTCTCTTAGTTCTTTTATCTGTTTGGTACGCAACGTACCATCAATAGAGTTAGGCAAATGACACAACGAGTCGTACTCATCACGTTCAAGGTTAAGCGATAGCTGATAGCGTATCGTAGAGACTGGTTGCAATATGACGTTAGATATTTGCGTAAGTGTATCGCCACGTTTGCGTAATTCGATGGCTTGTTCAAGCCAGTATGGTGATTTATTTCGTCTTGGCATCGTTCATTTGTGCTTGTTGCATAGCGTTGTCTATGATGTCATCTAATTCTTCATTAGTGGAAACCTTTTCAGACTCTCTAAGTCTAATTATTTGTTGTGCTTGTTTGACGACACCACGTGGGTCGCCTTCAAGTATGTCTTTGCCTGTCACGTATCTGTCATAGGCAGATGCATACCAAGTAGGTGAAAAGCTTTCTAGTTTGTGCTTTTCTATAAGTGACAACAATTCATCAAACCAATTAACGTATTTCTTAACAGAATCAAATCCCTTGTCTGCTATAGTAAACACCCAACCACCATCTGCCATCTTTTTTAATTCTTCTTCGCTTTGCAGCTGCCTATACCTACCTGTCTGCACCATGTGATATATGTTAGATGTGTCGTTGTATTCTTTGAAGTCATCACTCCTAAGAACAGGGTCATTCGCACGTTCTCTACCCACAATGATTACTTTCTTAGGAAGCACAAGGATTTCTTTTTCTTCCCTGTTATCGTAAGCACAGATAACATCTGTCTTACGCACCATGCCTTGCAAGAGTATATACTCTTTGTCTATAGCCATACGTAATGCAAACCTTTCAGCTACTTCCCTATCAGTAGTCCACGAAAACCCTTGCTCATTGAAACTATGACACCCCCTGAATACTGCGAACTCATCAGGCAAACTAAGATAGAAGGCTTTATCTTCAGGCTCTAGTGTGTTTAAACGAGACTCATCCTGAAGCATGTCGTAGTTGAAACCATAGTCGTCATACTCAAACATGGAATGAAGCATGTCTGTAAAGTCAGATGGATTCTCAACAGAGTTCCAATGTTGATGGAACATAGTCCAAAAGTTTACAGGCTCTACCTCATAATGTAATGCATGTAATGCTTCTATTCTGTAAGGCTTGTCTACGTATAGCATTAACTCGGATATGTCTGCTAACTGTTCTTTAATTTCTTTTTCTTTCATGTGTATATTCCAGTAATTTTATTTGTGTATTCCCAATCAAATTGCGAATACGAGTAGGTGAGAAACGTATGAACAAATAACCTACTCGCACTCTAATATTAAACATAGGGTTATCATAACACTATGTAACCCTTATGTTAAATTCTTTGTTCTAAATCATCAAACATCTGCTTTGAAATAACTATACCCCAAAGACAGTCTGATTCTAAAGATCGATGCAACCAATTATTAAGACTGTTTAAACGCTTCTCCCGCAACCTGTTCTGTTCGGGAGTTGTAAAGTCTATGTTAATTTTCTTAGGCTTTATTCGCCAAGCCATAGGCTTTTTCTTATGCATCATAGCGAACAACTTACTGTGTCATCAGTTTCTACTGCACGTTTTAAGAAGCCAACAAGCTTTTGTTGTTCTTCTCTAAGATATTTTTGTGCATCATCTATTGTCCACTCATCAGGCATGTTCTCTAAGAAGTCTGTGCTTACATTTATAGGTGCATCTGTAATCATGTTGACTAACTTTAGTGTATCTTCATGGCTCAAGTTGCCATCCTGATCTAACATAGGAACGACATCGTCCCACCAAGACATGCCCATTGCCCACATAACACTACCTGAATTGTACGAATCACGAAAGTACACATCACCCTGTTTATACAGGTCATCATATACATCCATCATGTGTTGTTTCTGCGCTTGTGTTAGTTCTACACCATTGCCTTTGGCTTTGCCAAAACTATCAAGTGTTTCTTTTTTTTCTGCACACTTCTCATCGTATGCTCTGTTCATATATAGGTCTGCTCCCATAATTATTCTCCAGTTTTATTATTAATGTTTGCGATAGCTTTTCTAAAGCTACCTAATACAGAGGACATCCAATCCTTAGACATATATCCTTCCGGATATTGCATCGTTGCTTTACCTGTCTTGGTATCCTCTACCCTTACTCGCCCATCATTGAAAGCTAATTCAATCTTTCCATTACTGGCGTGTAAATACTTTACATCGTTGCGCCACTCATCGTAGTGCAATCGATGTCTTTGTTTTTCTACTTGGTCTGTGTGTTCAGTCATTTTTTCTCTCCAATAGTTGCACTCCCATCTTACGTAACATATCCATCACCATGTTATGTAATACCATGTTAGGCTCTTTGCGGAACACAAGAGTCTCATCGTTTAAACTGTCTCTTGCAGTCAACAGGATGTTCCCATCGTTTTTAAATTCAACAGTCATTGTGATCTCCCCATCAGGAATATTATCATTAGGCATACGCTTACTCCAGTTCAAAATTTAATAACACACTACACTTACCAACGATTGTATCGTTACCGCTTGCATAGTTATTATTCTTCAACCAATGCCACCATTTGCTAGTAGCAATTTGATTTCTATTGTTTGTATTATCAAACTTCCCATTCTCATCTATGATGGCATGACAATCCTTACCTTGATGCCTTATAGTAACCAGTTCAATCATGCCTGATTTAGTCCACGACTGCATCTGCTCAAGACTAGGACGTTCATCATACTCTTGGTAATCAAGAGAGTTACCATCCTCATTAGGCACATCTAGTATGTGCATCACTTCAAATTTTTCACTCATATTTTTCTCCAGTTAGTGAATAGTTTTGTTATCACCTTCGTCTTTTATTGCTTTAACAATACCTTCAAAAGATTCTTTATCTAGTTGAGACATCTGACCCACTTCAATCCTGTGATTGTTCCAATCATTTATGAAGTCTAGTCTTTCCTCATCTATTTCTGCTATCAATTCAGCAGTAAATTCTTTATCTGTCCTCATCATAATGTGCATGATTACGCTATGTATTACATCATGCCACACACATTGAGGTATTCTTTCCTTGTTGCTTATTTCTTCTAAGCCTATGGCATTGATAACGTTATTTAAAACGTGATGTATTTCTTCAAAGTCATTGAACTCTTGCACATCTTCATCAGACAATTCATTGTCCTCGTCCCTGTTAATGCTGATTTCATCAGCTATTTCTTTGACTTCCTTTGAGAAGTCTCTCTCATTTTTTTTCTTACTCATGTTGTTTCTCCCACATTTATTATAAGAATTTATTAAACCATGTCAACGTAATTTAACATTACGTTTACACATCCTCATCATCCACACACACTCCAAGAGGCTCATCTAAATCGGGATTAGTTCCACAATCGCAATTTGTCACTACTTCTTGAATCATATCTGCTAACCAAAACACAGAGCAGTAAGGATTATCTTCATTGGCTTTTATGATAGCCTTGATTTCATCAATCATTTCTTGTTTAGTCATTACACATCCTCATCATCCACACACACTCCAAGAGGAAAGTTCCTAGACAACCAATCATCATCAGAAAATCTTTCGCTAGACGATTCCAATGCATGTATAGCATGCTCTATTGTGTTCTGTTCTGTTTGAAAATCCGGAAGTTCACACACCAAGTCTTGTGCTGAATACAAAAACTGCAACGCTTGTTTAAACATTCTTTCATAATCTTCACGTTCAGCTAAATTAACATAATATACTTTATTAAATTCCTCACTCATATTCCCCCCTGTCTATGTATTCTGATACAAGTGCATGCCATAACTCAATCCAACAAGCACCAACACCAACACCTGAAGCAAACAGAACGAGCAAATCAAACATCCCATTCTCCCACCTTAGATATTGCATCCATGTATAACCTAATCCACCAAATGCAACTAGACCCATAGCAGTTGCCACTATAACTATAATGTTAAGCATCATCACTCTCCTTTATATTTACATCTACGATGGTAGCTTCTGACTCACCCTCGTTTATATCTACACACTTGGCATCTATCCTCATGTGCTTCCGCCCATCAATCAAAGTATCATATACTTTAACCTCTACACGCTGACCTTCTTTGCGCTTGGCTTCTTCTGCTTCGACTGCTAATCGTACCGCAAGAGAAACCTGTTCCTCAACAGACATATCTTTACTCATACACCACCTATCCTTTCTTCTAGGATTCTACATGTACGCTCTCGAATATCACGTATGACGTAAGCGTATAACTCCGGATTGCTTTTAACAAGCAGTAGTAACTGATCTAAATTTTCAGTATCCGCTCTCGGTACTACTTCTTGCACCAACTGCGCTTTAGTCTTGGCTTCTTTGAGCAAGACTCGCAATTCTTTTTCTAACACATCTATATTTTCTGCCATAATTTTCTCCTTATACGTTATTAGTATATTCATATACATTCATATACTTATAACTATCCACCATCAACTTCATACAAGCACACAGGTATTTCTTTTTTAATTAAATACTCTACATTCGACAAGCACATTTGTTCCGGATAACCCTGTGGGCTAGGAAACAATTTACGAATACCATCAGAAGCACCATGTATAAACGAGTCTAACTCGTTTTCCTGTGGATTTTCCCACGCAAAAACTTCGCCTGTATTCTGATTAATCATTTGCTTATCACGCAAGCACTTGGTTAGTTGCTTAACTACGATATCTATCTGTTCGCTAATCTGTCCTAAAGGACTGCTTTTAAAATCCCAATCATCGCTCAAGATATTATCACTACCTGTTCTTATGTTTTCACCCATAATTTTTTTCCTCATACGTTATTTGTTTAAACATCCTTACTAACATCAGTCCCATCCCAATCCTTTCCTTGTGTTTGATTCTCGTAGATTTGAATTGTCTTTCTCATCTGCGATTCCATGTCATGCTCCCTCATGCTATCCACTATTGGAAAGTACACGCATCCCTGTCTCATGTGATAAGGCAAGTCTTTCGGTCTACCATAGCCACCACTCCAACCACTTTGTGCTTTTACTTGTTGCTCACAGAGTACAAAGCAAAGCTTTCTAAGCATGGATGGATGCACTAAGGCATAGGCACATCTGTCTATGTCCATAGGTTGACCGGCTTTCTTAATAGGGAACTCAATTAAGAAATGACCCTTGCCACTTGTGGCATCTGTATATTCACACAATGTAATCATGCATGACATACCGCTATCTTCAAGCTTATCTACTAGCGACAAGATGCTTGCACCTCTACGTCTTAGCACACTTGCTTTATTGGTACATGTGGCACTAATGTTGATCTTAAATTCAACCACTCTACCCATAGACGATTCATTCCCTAGCGGACTCATCATGTGTGATGGGCAACCGGACACATACAAAGGTATGTTAGGCATGTATCCGGCTACGTCATAGTCAAACGATGGCAGTCTCTCAAAGGACGTGGCATTGTGAGCCATGTCTAATTCATTAGACATTTCATCACGTCCATCTTTCCACCCATACTCTGCAAGCTTTAATGCTTGCTTAACTGTCACGTCACCGCTCCAATCATCAGGCGAATCTTGGGATGCCCTATGGCAATCCCATGTAGGCAATGATTCATCTGATACTTGATTTATCAAGTCATCAAAAGACTCAAATCTATCTGCAAAACTAGGCATAATATTCTCCTTGTTTAAACGTTGTTATACTCCGGCTTCGGTACGAATCCTTTTCACAGTATCCGCATCTAAGCCACCAAAGACGTAGTCTCTAAGCACGTCTTCCATATCACATCCATCAAGTAAGGCACGTCCACCCTTGATGCTTGCTCTAGGTGAGATCACACATCTAATCTTCATTTCATCCTTCGCTTTGCGAAGTTTCTGCACGATCTTCGTGAAGTTCCTATCAGGACTGATAGCTAACTCAAGCTTCTCATCGTAATCAAGAGTGATTACCGGCTTGAATCTATCGATGGTTGCACCATCTAGCTGATTCCTTCCTACGTACTCCCTGTCTGCACCTCTGCCATACGTGTTGGCACATGCTATCAAGCGGAAGTTCGGATGCTTTTTAACCACACCACAAGGGAAGTCTGCGTAATCATTTTCCATCGATGCATTTAATGCAACCAATGCTTGAGGATTAGACCCATCGATTTCATCGAACAGGAACAGACCACCATCACGATAGCACTTGACGAATGAGGACTCAACGTAGTTGCCATTGGCATCCATGTATCCTCTTACTTCGTAAGCTTGGAACATAGCACCGGACATTCCAAAGGAATAATCGTCCTGTTTAAACGCTTGACCAAGCATACTGGTAAGCGACTGTGCCATAGTGGTTTTACCACTTCCCGCACCACCTACAAGCAGTACGTTATCACCTCTAAGCAAAGCCTTAAGAACAATCGGAAGCTTCTCATGCTTTAGAGAATCATCTTTGATGATCTCACCATCAGGATGCTTGATCTCCACTACGTGATTAGGTGACGATTCTTCAATCAACCTTTTGACTAGGTCAACATCGACATTGTCATGCATACCATCATCAAGTGTTGGATGCACCCTTTTGATGATGTCCACAACGCTTTCCTCTAAAGCATTAGAGGGGACAAATTCATCAAATTCAGGCAACTCAACACCTTCATCACCATCACCATCGGACTCTGATTCCGCATCAGAATCACCATCGCCATCTGCATCAGCTTCGCTTTCCGCATCACGCTCGGCTTCTCCTGTGCCATCACCATCATCGGATTCATCATCCAGTTCAGCTTTTAAAGCTGAAATATCCATCGAGTTCCACATATCTATGAGTTCCTCATCGGACATCTTCGATGCCTTTTTGCCATAAGCAATGGCAAGTTTTTTCAACACCCTACGCTCACCATCTTCAAGTGAAGATTTGGTGCAAGGG